CTTGGTGTTGTCCCTGAGCTAATTATACTTAAAGGAAGAAGTGGGCCTCTAGCCTTTAACTGGGCTGTATATAGCAAGTCGATTTTAAACACAGAAAGTTTGTTTTTAAATTACCCTGACGGTAAAGCAAATATTAACAATACATATTGGAATTCAACAACTCCTACTAACACAAATTTTTCATTAGGCTCTGGCTCTGGAGTGAATGCTAGTGGAGGTGAGTTTATAGCCTACCTCTTCGCCACACTAGCAGGAGTAAGCAAAGTCGGAAGCTACACAGGCACAGGTTCTGACTTGAACGTAGACTGCGGCTTCTCGGCAGGAGCAAGATTTATTCTAATTAAGCGTACAGATGCTACTGGCGATTGGTACACCTACGACAGCTTTAGAGGCATAGTCGCAGGTAACGATCCATATATACTGATGAACACCGGAGACGCTCAAGTCACTAACACAGACTACATCGATCCGTTATCTAGCGGCTTTACCGTAACCTCATCTGCTTCTAGCACAGTTAATGTGTCTAGCGGCTCTTACATATTTTTAGCAATAGCATAAAGTTTAGGACATAAGACATGGCTAACTTATCGGACATCATTACACCAACAAATATTGTTACTTTTACTGGTGCAGCTACGCTGACTAACAAGACATTAACAGCTCCTGTTTTGACTGCTCCGGTTTTAGGCACTCCTGCTTCTGGAACGCTGACTAACGCAACTGGTCTACCTCCTGCGGGTGTAGTAGGCACAGCGGCTATTCTGGGTGCTAATACTTTTACTGGGACGCAAAACTTAGCGGATAACACGCTACAGAGAGCTAACCTTTTAGACTACTCAGAAGTAACAAACGCACTAGGAAACACTACAGGTGCTAAGACAATTGATCTTGCACTAGGCAACTCAGTCACAGCTACTACAACAGGTGCTACGACTTGGACGTTCTCTAATCCGACTGCAAGTGATGAGCTTTGCAGCTTTAGTATTAAGTTAGTCAACGGTGGCTCGGCAGCACAAAACTGGCCTTCATCGGTTGATTGGCCTGCCGCAACTGCTCCTACACTCACGACATCTGGTACTGACGTTCTCGTGTTTATTACCTGTGACGGTGGTACTACTTGGTATGGTTTTGTTGCCGGACTCGCCCTAGCGTAGAGGATTTAAAATGCCAAGCACTAAGAAATTACTACAAGCAGCGGCAGGAAGTGCAGGTGGTGACCCTCTGTACGTTGAGGATGTCTTCTCGACTTATTTGTATGATGGTAATGGCTCTAATCGCTCTATTACTAACGGTATTGACCTTGCGGGTGAGGGTGGGTTGGTTTGGGCAAAAATGAGGTCAGGAACGCCGTCAGGCGGTAACAATGTTTTATATGATACTGAAAGAGGGGCAGGTAAATACTTAATATCAGATTTAACTTCTGCGCAGTCTGCAACTGATTCTGTTGCATTGACTTCTTTTAATTCAAACGGATTTTCTTTGGGTGTCGATAATGCCTCTGGTTTAATAAATTACGCAACTAGAGTTTACGCCTCATGGTCATTCCGCAAGGCTGAAAAATTCTTCGATGTTCAAACGTGGACGGGAAATGGTGTTGCAGGGAGACAAATCCCGCACTCGCTTGGCAGCACACCGAGATTTATTATCACGAAGCGCACAGACGGTGCTGATAACTGGAAGTGTTATCACGTTGGCAATCCCTCTCCTGCTGAAGATCATGTAATTGAGCTAGATAATTCAAACGCAGCAGGTAATGAATCTATATGGAATGATACTGCCCCAACATCTACTAATTTTACGGTTTCAGCGGGAGGAGCAATTAACGCAAACGGTTATACCTACGTAGCCTATCTATTCGCCTCAGACGCAGGAGGCTTTGGAGGCGATGGCGATGAGAATATTATTAAGTGTGGGAGTTATACAGGTAATGGCAATGTAACTGGGCCGCTTATTAACTTAGGTTTTGAGCCACAGTTTGTTCTAATTAAAGCAGCGAGTCGCACAGGACATTGGTTTTTACTTGATGTATTGAGAGGCATTTCAACTGGCACAAGTTCTAGTTCTCCCGGAACTAATCAATATTTGTTAGCCAACTCCTCCGGACCAGAGGGAGCAACGACATCTATCAATGTAAACTCTACAGGTTTCCAACCAAGAACCACGGACGACTCTGTAAACGAGAATGCCGCTACATACATCTACATAGCCATCCGCCGCCCAATGAAAACTCCTGAGTCTGGGACTGAGGTTTTTGCTATGGACACTGCTGACGGAACACCTCTGCCTCAATATGAATCTGGCTTTGTAACAGACTTTGAATTTAATCGAAGTGCTACAAGCGCCGCATACACGGCTATAAGCTCACGCTTGACAGGCAACGAGTATCTTAGAACAAACGATACAAATGCGGGTGCGCCTGATAACGATATAGCTTGGGACTTTATGGATGGGTGGGGTAGTGCTACTTGGACTCTTGCAGGGCAGTACTCTTGGATGTTCAAACGCGCCACAGGCTGCATGGATGTGGTTGCTTATAGTGGTAATGGGACTGCGGGGACTACTCAGGCGCATAACTTGGGTGTAGCGCCTGAGATGATGATTGTAAAAGTTAGGAATATAGTGGAACCGTGGGCTGTGTACCACACGGGATTAAATGACGGCGTTACTCCTCAAAACTACCATATACGTTTAACTAACGGCGCAGAGGCAGCAGACTCTGACATTTGGAACAATACAGCACCTACCTCTAGTGTATTTACCACAGGAGGAAATGACAAAGTAAACGCTAATGGCGGGACATACATAGCTTACCTCTTCGCCACACTAGCAGGAGTAAGCAAAGTAGGAAGCTACACAGGTACAGGTTCAGACTTAAACGTAGACTGCGGCTTCTCGGCAGGTGCTAGATTTATCCTTATCAAGCGTTCTGACTCTGCTGGCGACTGGCACTACTGGGATAGTTCGAGGGGCATATCGGCATCTACGGATCCATATCTCTTGCTGAACTCCGATGCTGCTCAAGTCACTAACACGGACTACATTGACCCGCTATCCAGTGGGTTTACCGTAACCTCATCTGCTCCTGCTGCGCTTAACGCCAGTGGCAGCAACTACATATTTTTAGCAATAGCATAAGGAAAGTATTATGGAATATCGTATTCAATCAACTGGCGAGCTAAAGACTCAAGGCGAAGTCAGAAAGATACACAGCAACACATCACTGCCACGAGTTTGGGACGCAGACACTTGCGCGTTCTTAGGCGTTGACCCTGTACTCGCAGCACCCAAGCCTGAGCCAAGCGCAGCCTACAAGCAAGTAGGTCGCAACGGTGCAGTGCAAGACGCTAACGGTAACTGGGTAGAGGCTTACGTTGAAACAGATATGTTTGCCGACACCACAGAGGACGGTGTTACCACTACTAAGGCAGAACATGAGGCGGCTTATCAGGCACAACTCGATGCAACTGCTGCGGCAGGTGTACGAACTAAGCGCGACTCTTTACTTTCTGAGACGGATTGGACAGGTATGTCTGACGTAACGATGGCAGCTGATATGGCTACCTACCGACAGGCGTTGCGTGACATTACAGCTCATTCTGACTTCCCAAATCTGGAAGACTCCGATTGGCCTACTAAACCTGAGTAGAACTAAATGATCGAGATTGGACTAGCACTAGGGGCGGCTAAAAAAGCCTTTGACCTCATACAGTCTGCGATTGATACGGGTCAGCAGGCTAGCGGCCTAATGGACCAACTTGGCGATTTCTACGATGCCAAGGAAAAAGTCCAAGAAGCCAAAGAAGAGCATAAGCGCAAGCCTTCCGGGGCCTACGGTGAAGAGTCCGTAGAATCCTACGCTCTGAAAGTGATACAAGCCGAGGTTGCTTGTGAAGAGTATGAGGCAAAAATCAAAAAAATGTTCATGGCGCAGGGCAAGACTCCGCTGTATCACAAAATGCTTAGGGTTAGATCAGCAGAGCGTGACCGCAGAGCTGCGGCTAAACGTGAGCTGTTGAAAATTCAACGCGAGAAGTTACAGAGGCAACGCGAGCTGAAGAATTTACTCATAGCCTTGGTCGCTTTGGCAATATGTGCGGGTTCTGCAATTTTTATGGCGGCTGTAACAGTAGGGTAGTGTGATGGATTATCAAGTGATGTTCAATGTAACGATAGCAGTAGCAGGATTTGTTGTCGGTTGGTTAGTCAATAGAGTATTTGCACTGCTGGATCGTATTGACGCAGATATGAAAGCCATACCCATGCAGTACGTCACTAAAGACGACTACCGCGAAGACATACGAGAAATCAAAGAGATGCTCGGTGCCATCTTCAAGCGGTTAGATAACAAGGCTGACAAATGAAACTTGATCCTGTCCTGCTAACAATGGCCTGCTCGTGGGCTATGAAGGCTTACAACGACAAGAACAAAGATGCGATCAAGATCGAGTGTGGGCTGACCTCGACTACGGCGTTTGTTGTTAAGCGCAAAACCATCGACATCATTGTGTTCCGTGGTACTCAGCAGGTGGGGGACTGGGCGTTTAACTTGTTCCCTGTGCCTTTGCCGTATGCCGGTAGGCTTTGCCACGGCGGGTTTGTAGCGGCGCATAAGTCTGTCTGGAGTGAGATCGAAGAGCACATAGACTATAAGAAGCGCACACTAATCTGTGGGCATAGCCTCGGTGGGGCACTAGCGGAACTGTCCGCTGCTAAGTTAAACGGTAAGCACGATAACTTGAGCGTCATTACTTTTGGTAAACCAAACACGTTCTTCAAGGGGTTTAAAAAGCCGCTTACGCTCGACGACCAGATTTCTGTGGTAAACGGCAGTGATGCAGTCGCTCGTGTACCCCGTTTGTGCTACGGACCGAGCAAGTCCCAAGAGATGCTGTACTTCTCCAACGGCGGCGTGGACTACATAAACCCGTCTAAGTACTTGCGTAAGAAAGACCGTGGCGTTAAAGACCGTGTTTCAGACCACTTTATGGACGGGTATAAAGCCCGCTTAACTAAGTTCCTAGAGGACCAGAAAAATGGCAAAACTGGCGTTGATATTTAGTGTAGCCCTGCTTATGGCGTCGTGCGCCTCTGTAGAGCAAGTTATTCAAAACAAAGAGATTTATTGCTCAGGTATGTACAAAGGCATCCGAGCAGTAGGCCGTGGCGCGCTTACAATGACTACAGGTGCTGTAGTAGAAGATGTTTGTGACACGATAGACGACATAGTAGCTGAAGAAGTCGAGGAAAACGCCGCTGACGGCGTAACCAAAAGCGCTGGTTAGTCTGTACGACTTTGCGCAACTGATACTATTGTTGAAACAGCTATGACTGAAAAACTACTTGAGATGTTAAAACGGCATGAGGGTGTAGAAAGCCACGTCTACCGTTGTTCTGCCGGATACGAAACTATAGGCGTGGGCAGGAATATCTCTAAGTCCGGTTTAGGGCTGTCAGACGATGAAGTCGATTACCTGCTAGAGAACGATATAGTACGCGTTATTAAGGAACTTTCTTCGGAATATCCGTGGTTTAAGAACCTTGATGGCGTACGAAAAGATGCTATTATAGACATCGGATTTAACCTTGGTGCCACTCGACTTCGTGGTTTCAGGCGCGCATTAGCTGCTATGGACGCAGCAGACTACAAAACCGCATCTTTAGAGTTTTTAGATTCCAAGTGGAGTCGGGATGTTAAGGGACGCTCAACCGAACTCGCGTACATGATCGAGATGGGTGAGTACCTATAATGAGGTTAGGAAATGCCGCTACAGAAACTACAGTTCAAGCCCGGAGTTGACCGCGAGAATACCCGCTACGCTGCCGAAGGCGGTTGGTATGAGACCAACAAAGTGCGTTTCAGACGGGGTATGCCTCAGAAGATCGGTGGGTGGGTGCGCCTGTCGAGTGCTACTTTTCTTGGCATCTGCCGCTCTATGCTCAACTGGGTCACCCTCCAAGGGCAGAACCTCGTCTCGGTTGGCACTAACCTCAAGTACTACATCGAGCGTGGTGGTGAGTATTTCGACATTACTCCTGTCCGTGCCACGGCTACTCTGACTAACCCGTTTACCACTACTTCAGGCTCTGCAACGGTCCTTGTTACTGATGTTGCCCACGGTGCGCTTCAGGGAGACTTTGTTACGTTTAGCGGCGCTGCTGCGGTTGGGGGGCTTACCCTAAATGGTGAGTTTCAGATCAGCCGGATTAACGCAGACTCCTACAACATAACTGCTGCTGCCAACGCATCGTCTAGCGCCACGGGCGGCGGTACTGTTACTGCGACTTACCAGATAAATACAGGCAACGAGATTGCAGTGCCTTTTACTGGGTGGAGTGCGGGTACTTGGGGGGCGAATACATGGGGTAACAGCGGTTCTACATTTGCTCCTATACGGCTTTGGAGTCAGGCTAACTTTGGTGAGGACTTGTTCTTTACCTACCGTGGCGGTGAGCTTTTCTACTGGGATGCAAGCAACGCGGTGACTACCCGTGCTGTGTACGTGACCTCACTTTCTGGGGCGTCAGATGTTCCCACTATAGTTAACAAGGCGTTTGTATCGGACATCTTCCGGTTTGCGTTTTGCTTTGGTGCGAACGATCTGGGTACTAGCACGCTTGACCCTATGCTTATCCGTTGGTCTGACCAAGAAGACGTAGCTAACTGGACCCCTGCCGCTACTAACCAAGCCGGTAGCCTACGCCTGTCACGCGGTAGTGAGATTGTTACTGCCATCCAAGCACGTCAGGAAGTACTGATTTGGACCGATACGGCCGTCTATGGCTTGCAGTATCTAGGTGCTCCAGAGGTGTGGGGTGCGCAATTACTAGGCGACAACATTACGATAGCAAGCACTAACGCTGCGGTGTATTCCGGCAACATTGCTTATTGGATGGGTACGGATAAGTTCTACAGCTACGACGGTACGGTTAAGACACTGCCTTGTTCGGTTAGAAGCTATGTGTTTAACGATTTCAACTTTTCTCAGTACGCCCAAGTTGTTGCAGGTACTAACGAGAGATTCGATGAGATTTGGTGGTTCTATTGCTCTGCTGAGTCTACTCAGAACGACCGCTACGTGGTGTATAACTACCTACAAGACATTTGGTACTACGGCACGCTTTCACGCAGTGCTTGGATCGACGCTGACCTACGGGAAAATCCTATGGCGGCTACGTACAACAACAACTTGGTCAACCACGAAGTGGGGTACGACAGCCAAGAAGGGGCAACAGCAAGTGCCATTACAGCTACACTAATATCCTCTGAGTTTGACTTGGACGACGGCGATAAGTTTATGTTTGTTAATAGAATGTTACCTGACGTAACGTTTGAGGGTTCTACGGCTGATAGCCCCGCCGCTGAGATGACTTTATCTCCTATGGAGAACTCTGGTTCTGGGTATAACAACCCCCTATCGGAAGGCGGTAACAGCAGTGCTACGGTAACTCGTTCAGCCACAGTGCCTATTGAGCAATTTACAGGACAGGTCTTTGTGCGAGTGCGTGGTAGGCAGATGGCGTTTAAGATTGAGTCCACTGAGCTGGGTGTGGCTTGGAAACTAGGTATACCACGACTGGATATGCGCCCTGACGGTAGGAGAGGCTAGTGGCACAAGAAAGGCTCGTACAGAAGGTCCAAGCGCCTGCGCTGCCTATACCCAAGGCGGGACCACTCAAGCAGTATCTGGACGACCTGAACAATATTTTGCGTTTGTTTTTTAACCTGCTAGCTAACGCGGTTAACAACGTATTTGGAGAGCAGGGTGGGCGGTTTGTAGAGTCCCCGAACGCTAAGTTCTTTTCTACTGTAGATCAGAACGCCAGTGCCATAAACACAGCTTACGCCTTGCAGTTCGAGAACACGTATTTAGGCGAGGCCATAAGCATAACAGGAACGCCGAAGACGAGAATAACTCCACTTTACTCAGGGGTTTATAACTTTGAACTTTCGGTAGAGTTGACCAGTACTAATGCTAGCTCCAAAGAGCTGTCCTTCTGGGTGCGCAGAAGCGGTGTAGACATAGCAAATACTGGTAGAATGCACGTCGTGGCGGGGTCTGGTGGGGTAGATGACTTTGAATACAGTTTTACCATAGACTTAACAGCAGGGCAGTATATAGAACTTATGTGGGCAACAGACAATACAGGCATAACAATAGACTATGTGGCGGCTGCTAGCCCCCGCCCTGCCGTGCCTTCCACCTTATTAACAGTAGTTTTTGTGTCAGCGTTGCCAGAAACGCTACCGACGCCGTAGGTTAGATATGGGTACTACAACAGGACTAAAAAGCACTTCTTTTGTGCCGGACGGTATAGGGGGGTACAGGCAAGTTGGGTCTTTATCTGACCCGTTTGATGTTGCGGCTACGGTTGCTGATTTATTGACCCCGGTTTCTGATCCTTCTGGGGGGAGGATGACTTCAGGTTTGTTCGATGCTGAAGGAAACTACATTGCCCCAAAGGATTACCCCGGCGGGCAAGACGCCTATAACGCAATGATCGCCGCAAACGAAGGCCCTACTAGCGAAGAATTACGAGACCTTTTTTCTGAAAACCTAACTGCGGGGGATATATACGGCGACCCGCTTGCGGGTTATGAGGGAGTTAGAGACCCCGTAGCTGGTGCTGTTTCTGCCGCAATGCAAAACGATTACCTGAACTCTATTCTTGAGACAGACCCGGCTTTAGACACGCCCTCTACCCTAGAAACTCTTAGCCAAGCACAACAGGATGCCAAAACTGAGGACATGCTCGACAGTATCCTTAGTAACCAAGCAGAAGACGGGACTGGGTTTACCAACGAGAGTGCTCGGATAGCAGCGGAAGGCGTACTCATAGGCAAGATTGCACAAGCTGGAGTAACCGATCCCGCTGCTCAAGAAGCTGCACTTAACTCAGCTATGGGGTCTCTTGAAGAGGGCGGCTCTGGGCTTGATGCAGTTAAAGCGGCGGCTGCGGGCGCTCAAGATTTTGTAGAAGGGTTGTTAAAGGCGGCTAAAGACGCCGTAGACGCAGGGTACGACAAGATTGCAGATATCTTGCCTGATGGAGCCATGCCCGACACTGTAGGTGTTGACCCAACTACAGGACAGACTACCGTTGTTTACGGAAAGACAAGTGGTACTCCAGTACTAGGTGGGACTGTAGGCACGCGGGGTGGAGGGACTTATGCGGGGGTTACTACCACCGGAAGCGCAATTTTTGACAAGCTAATAAAAGTAATTAAAGAGGGTGGAGACATTGGGAGTATAGTTGAGGCAACTACGGGACTTCCGTCTGATATTGTTGACCCCGCTGTTAAAGGCGCTAAAAAAGTTGCTGAGAAAGCTGCTGAAGTCCTTACGTTAGATAATGAAGACGACCCTTCCAAAGTTGTTCTAACTACTACGGGTAAGGAAGCTTTAGACCCTAATAGTACAAACCAAGTCCTTACTGTAGGTGACGATACCAAAGAAGTAGCTGGTAACGGGGTCGAAATTGTTACAGGCAATGAAGCTTTAGACCCTAATAGCACAAACCAAGTATTGACTGTGGGTGGCGGGGCAGATGCCGTAGATACGCTGCTTGGTGGTGACGAATGGCAAAACGATGGCGCTAGTACAGTTGAGGAGGTTATTTCTGGTCGCATAATAGGTGATGGTCTTGACGCTGGTACTGGCCCCGATGAAGTAGTTGATCCTGAGCCGCCTGAGCTGCCACCTTTGCCGCCTGAGCTGCCTGAGCCACCGCCTGAGCTGCCACCTTTGCCGCCTGAGCTGCCTGAGCCACCGCCTGAGCTGCCACCTTTGCCGCCTGAGCTGCCACCTTTGCCGCCTGAGCCGCTGCCAGAAGTGCCTGAGCCGCTGCCAGAAGTGCCTGACCCGCTGCCAGAAGTGCCTGAGCCGCCGCCAGAAGTGCCCGAAGTGCCAGATTTTGGGGGTCAAGGCTTTATGGGCGTACAAACTAAACCGGGCGACTTGGTAGACCTTGGTCCGCTGTACGACATAAGCGCAAGTAGTATTTTCCAAGAACCCCGCGGCGAAGACGAACAAGACACTTTGTCTTATCTGTACCCTAATCTTGGCGGTAGTGATATAGTGCAGGATTATGATATTGAAGAACTTATCAGGTTCTTAGAGAACCAACGAGGGTAATATGGCCGATCCAGTTATTCCACAACGCACAGCGATACGTGGTGTAGTTCCGGGTACTTACGACTCTGAGCGTAGGCCGGGCAGTAGTGGGCAGCGTTATTTTAGCGACATAGAATACGTTGCTAACGTAGACAGCCCTGCTGCGCAAAGGACCGCTAACCTTGCTGCACAAGCTCGTAGAAATGAACAAGCTGCTGGATTACAAGCACTTAACTTGTCTAACTTGGCTAAGCAAAAGCGCCCTGCTACGTTCCTCGACCCTGTAGAAAGTGCTGGAGGTATAGCCACAGTAACTCCAAACCAAACTACTGGGGTACAGCGCATGTACGACCTGCTGGCTCAGTACATACAAGGCACGCAAGTACAGCCTTATGGGTATGGGGAAGAGACACAGACGATGGCCCAAGGCGGTCTCGCTAGTGTAGCCCCTCAAGGTATGTACTTAGGCGGAAGTACTGATGGTATGGCAGACCAAATCCCTGCCACGATAGACAACAGGCAGCCCGCTGCGTTAAGCGATGGCGAGTTTGTTATACCTGCTGACGTGGTGAGCCACTTAGGTAACGGTAATTCAGACTCGGGTGCCAAGCAGCTTTACGGCATGATGGACAGAATACGTAAGGCCCGTACAGGGTCTACTGAACAGGGTAAGCAAATTAACCCTAATAAATTTTTAGCGTGAGGAAAAGATTATGTCCGTACCCGGCGATCCAGTAGGACAACCCGCAAGTACTGAAGGCTCCTTAGCTAGTTGGGCTTCCCCCTATGTAACTAGCATGTTAGGTAAAGGCCAAGCACTTTCCAATATGCCCTTTCAGGCGTACGGCGGCCCTCTAACTGCGGGACAATCTGAGCTTCAGACTCAAGCCTTCCAAGGTCTGGGTGCTTTGAACGTGCCTACTGAGCAGATGGGTGCTTTCACTCCGACTAGCTTTACGTCTGGCACAACAGCGCAAGACTTTATGTCTCCTTACATAGGCGCTGCTTTGGAACCCCAAATAGCAGAAGCGCAGCGTCAGGCTGAAATACAGCGCGTGCAAAACGCTTCTAGGCTGGGTAAAGCCGGCGCTTTTGGTGGGGCACGTCAAGCTATCATGGAGTCTGAAGGGCAGCGCAACCTGCTTAGAAACCTCACCGATATATACGGTACGGGGATGCAGCAAGCTTATACCCAAGGCATGGGGCAGTTTAATGTAGAACAAAATCGTGCACAGACGGCACAGGACATGACTAATCGTTTTGGTCTGGGTGCATTAGCAGCTCAGCAAGTGGGCGGTGGTATACAAAGAGACATCGAGCAGCAAGGCGTTGCCGCAGACTACGCTCAGTTTAGGGAAGAGCGAGACTACCCGTATAAGCAAGTTCAATATCAGCAGTCTTTGCTGCAAGGCTTACCCATTTCTAAAGAAGAAAGAAGTTATATTGAGCCTAGCGGTCTTGGTACTGGGCTGGGGTATCTGGGAGTTTTGGGTGAGATTTACAACGACCTTGGGCTTGATTTCCTAAACCCTAACGACCCTAAAGACCCTTAAACTAGTGGGTTAAAGAGACTAATATTATGGCTATGACAGGCGGCATTGGATACGAAATTGACCAACTTACAGAGTTGGGCGTACCTGAACTTATGCGTAGGCAGGGTGTAGACCCCCAGCTTAAGTACGCACTTGCTCTACAACAAGCTACTAAGATGGTAGAGGCCGCTGCTCGTGAGCGTGATATGTCTCAACCAATGCCTGCGCCTGCTAATGTAGTAGGGCAAATGGAAACTAGCTTAGCTAAGCGGCTAGCACCGGGAGTTCAGATGCAAGGCCAACGGAGCCAGCGTATGCAGAACCGTGCAGCGATGGGGCTACCCGGACAAGCCGCTCCTAACTTAGCCCGCATGGCCCAAGGTGGTATTGTCGGTTACGCGGAAGGCGGAGATGTCCAACAGCAAGACCCAATGCAAGCGCAATTAGAACGCTTTATGCAGCTTCAAAAACTATATGAGACAAGGCAGGCAGCGGGGGCGACGGAAGAAGAACTTACACGTATTCAAGAAGACATAGATAGTTACAGCAGGGTCAACTCGCCCGGTTATAATATTGAAACAGAAGCTGCTAAAGCCCGTGGTGAGTACAACACGCCAAACGGTATGGCTATGGGAGGTATTGTTGGGTACGAAAAAGGCGGTCCTGTAGATATGGATGCGCTTTTAGACGCACTTATGATTGCAGAAAGTGGTGGTGATCCGAAAGCGGTAAGCAGGGCAGGGGCCGAAGGTGCCTATCAAATAATGCCTTCTACTGCGGCTGATCCGGGTTTTGG